CTCACCGGCCTCCCCGGCCAGACCAAGAGCCGGATAGATCACCTTCGCTTCGGGTGGGTAGATAGCGGTCGTGCGGGCATCCACCTGATAATTGGCAAGACTCATGGTTGTTCAACAAGCTCCTTCTGATCCGCGGCGTAGGTCGGGCCGTGGCCCAAATTGGTGAGTCTCTCTTGCCGCAAGAGGTCATCACTTCTCATAAAGCCCCTAAACTCATAGGGGCCTGGAAACTCGCCCACAATGAGCGAATACGCATCAAGATCGTCTGATTTGTTGGCCTTGCCGGGGACAGCCAAAAGCCGACCGCTTCTATAGCGGGTGGTCTTGACATCCACAGTGGTGCCACAGGGCAAAGTTGCGTCGAAGTCGGGGCGTTCATCCAGTTGCAAATCTGGATAAACATTGGTCATCTTGCAGAAAGCGATCTCGGCAGCGATTCCTTCCAGATCAGTTGTCTCGCAGTCCTGCGGCCCCACCTTGCCGTCTTTTGTGTTGGACTTCCTGTTTTGCATATATCTGGACTTTGCCAAGAACTTAGCCAATCTTTGCTCGGCTTCGTTTAATGTGGTCTTAGTCCCGATTTTCAAATGACAGTTAGTCACGACACAACTCCCGAAGATACTACGGTTTGATTGGCGGTTTCGTCAACCCTTTCTGTTCTACCGCCGCCAGACCCATATCCAGCCCATGGTTCGCCCAGAGCGTATTTGGCAACAACCCGGTCGATGCCAAGTTGAACAATTTCGTTCCTGTAGTGTTGGCAGGTCGAAAGACCAGACTCTGGATGTTCGTCATCAAAAAAAGAACAGAGGCGACTACATTTCCAATTGTTTGGGTCGCGGTCAAGAATCCGACTGGGAGCGTTGTCTCTTTTGATCTTCTCAAACTCACGACGGATCATCTGGAGGGTGTCGGGCAGATCGGATCGTTGCAGGCAGAGAGAATAAGGACCACCATCCTGCACAAAAAAGATCGTCATTAAGATATCGTCCTCTGGATAAAGCTCGCACAATGCATAATGATATAGACGAAGCTGAAAATCTTCGTACATATCTTCGTATTCTTTTACCTTGTCTTTTACCCAGCATCGACGCTTGCCTGTTTTCCAATCGATGTATTCGATGAGTCCAGGCCTCACCCTGGTGACGAGATCCATCGTGCCACGCAAAATCAATTGGCCTTCGTAGCGACGGCCATCAGGCAGGGAATATTCGTACTTGGCCCAGTCGTGCGGCAGAGTGATTTCAAAATATTGCTCTGGCATGACAACATTGCGATTGACCGGAGAGAACATGCCGTCGTTAAACAGCAGGACATCCCAAGTCCATTGTTCACATTTTTTACGATCGCCTTTGGTCCAAGGATGAATAGTCCTTTCTGGGTTGGTGTAGTGATCCCAACCAGCTTCTATAGCCAATTCCGGAGTGAAGGTGGCCGTATCAAACTCTTTTTCAACTTCTGGATCAGAAAAAGTTCGCTCTCTATTTTGATGCGCTAATTTTTTGCGGGCCAACAACTCCAGGGCCTTGTGAACAATATTGCCAGATTCTGCTTTTTTGCCGGATGGTTCCTTGTGTCCTAAGTTGCTTGTGATAAAGAACTTATGAGGACACCACCCGTAAGATCCAACTGAGCTGGATCGCAAAAAAGTGACGATCAACGGTAGCTCCTTCTCAGGGATTTTATGGCGGCTTCAAGCTGTTCTTCGCGAGACATGCCGATATTGTCTATCAACACATCAAAAGAATAGTCGTCTAAAGCATTTTCGCTAGTATGATTGTCACCTTTTTCACCTCGTGTTAAACCTATGACGATTCCACCATCTTCTTTGATGGCTTGGCACTCGTTGGGAAAACGCAGGTCGGCAACGACATAAATCCCTTTGGAGTCTGACTTTTCCTCGTATTGCGCAATTGCGTTCAATGTTGCGTCAATGTGAACTTTCGGGTACATTTTGCGACAGATTTCGGTGCCAAAATATTGCAGCACCTCCCGCACGCTCATGACCCCGGAAGGTTTGGGATTCGTCATCAGCGGGTAGGTGGGCATATCCTCCCATTTCAGATGGGTGGGCTTTTCCTTGTCCTGCTGGGTGCCATAGACCAACTCAGCCTGAAGACCAAGCAGCTTGATGCACACTTCCTTGAGTGTGTCGGCCATATGGAAGACCTTGCCGCCGCCGAAATAACTGTTGATGCGGTAGGAACTTCTCACCAAATCCATGGCCAAAGTGTCTTTACCGGCACCCTTGCGTCCAGCGATTCCTATCAGCATTACTTGAGTCTCCCTAAAATCTCTTTCATTTCGTCGACAGACAAATCGGCAGGATCGCGTCCCTTGCCAGCCTGGGCTGAAAGCACTCGAAAAGACCGAGAAAGCTGGCTGATGATTTTTTGTGAAGCTATCTGGCCAGCCTCATCGTCATCCAGGAAGACGATCACACGGCTTGCTCCAGATGACTCCAGCAGGACTTGCTGGGCATCGCTCAAGGCAACGCCAAACAGTGCCACCGCATTGTGATAACCGGCTTCCCAAAGGCGCCAAACATCACAGGGGCCTTCAGTCAGGATGATGGTTCCGTTGCGACGAGCATCCCGAAACGCAGCAAACTGGTTGTAAAGGACGCGAGAGCGGGAGAACCCCTCGGAATGACGCCACTTTGGCTGCATGTCCCCGATGGCCCGGGCAGAAAAACCAACGGCCATGCGGCCCGTGTAGTCATAAACGGGGACAACAGCGCGGCCAGCAAAAGGCCCCTGCTTCGTGTCGCCGACATCGAAATGGTTCAAGACCTCCTGGCCAAATCCGCGCCCCTGGAAGAACTTGCTGGGTATCTCCATCCGGGATCGGACAAGATCACGCCCCCATTTGCCCACGGGACCGCTCTCGACCTGCATGATCCGGGTTGCCGTGACGAATTCCCGCTGACTCTTGTCAACCTGGGGTATGTCTGCCCCCGGGGCAATCGCCAACAGAGCCGAAAGAAACTTCTCGGTTTCTGCGACCGTGGCGACCTTGTCTCCTTCAGCGACCCACCCGTAACGCTGGCGGGACAATGCTCCCCGCACAAACCCGAAAGTGTCATCCCGGAAGACTTTCTCGCAACCACGAGTGAAGCATTGCCAGTAGCCCATCGAGGCGTTGTAGTAAACCCTACAGCCGGTCGGGTTGTCGCCACCATGGACTGGGCATGCCGTAAAGAAGGAATTCTCGGCAGGCTTGTACTCCAGCCCGAGGGCGTCAAGAACAGTCTCCAGCTTTTGGGTGGCGGCAGCTGCTATTTTGCGCAGCCGCTCAAAATTCTGCGGACTCTTGGGGGGGATTGTCGAAGCCTGACCGCGTGGGTTTGCTTCGGAGTAGTCCGTTCCGCGTCGGTCCTTCCTTGAGTCTGCCATATTCGTACTGCCCCTGAATGTTGATGTAATCCCCACCATCAAGACCCTTGCCGTGCCGAGACACCACCGGAATGAGCTTCAGGTTGTACCTGACCCCGTCCGGACCCACACCCTCTTCGGCCATTTCCTCCTGGGACTTCCACTTGTAGATGCTGAAATTTGAGCAGAGCCAGATGATGCGGTCGGAACCGCTGGCCGTGCTTGTGTCCTCGGCGTTGATGCCGTCCCGGTTCAACTGGACAAAAGCCAAGACGGGCACCTGATAACGCACCGCAAAATTGTGCAAGTTAGTCATCAGGAAGCCCAACGCCTGGAATTCCGAGATGTTCTTGGTGATGCTGCGGTCGTCCATCAGCTTGATGTAATCGAAGACAATGAGAGCCGGTTTGGTCTGTCCAGACTCGTCGAAACCGACATGCCGGTACAGCCAGCGACGCATCGACCCGACCGTCTCCTCAAACGGCTGGCCAGCGATGGAGGCATAGTGGTAGGGGATGTTCTTCAGCTTCTCCTTGGCCTCATAGACCGCCTTGGACTTCACCTCGTCGGCGCCAAACTTGCCACTCTTGACATCGTCCACGGTCACATTGGCTAGGTTCGCCAACATGCGGTGCCAATGCTCCTTTGCGGACATTTCCGTGTCCAGGTTGAGCACGGGAATATTCAGCTTGGAGGCGACATGCAGGGCGATATTGTCTGCCAGCTGGGTTTTGCCTGTCTTGGGTCGGGCACCGATGACATTGACTGTGCCACGCTGGAACCCCCCGCCAATGGCGGCATCGTACTGAGGAAGACCAGAACTGATCCCCATGACATCTGACGGGTTTGCGGCCAGATAGTCGATGTATTCGTCCAGATCCTTGGAGATATGCGCCAGGCTTTCCGACTGGTTGCCCAGGCTCCCAACGAAATTGAAAACCGCTTCTTCACCGATCCCCAAGATTTCGCCCAGCGTCTCGTCCCCGGAAATGCTGGCCAATTTCTGGGCCGACTCCTTCATCACTTCCGAGAATTCGTTGGCCTTGTGCAGTTTCACCAAACGCGCAGCCAACCTGCGCAAATTGGATGGCTCAACCGGAGTAACAGCCAAGGCCCGCAGGTATTTCTGCTCTTCCTGGGACTTGAAGGTGTCCGCAAACCCCAGGGTGCCAGCCGCCGACACAATGGAGGGGATGTCTGCCTTGGAGTTCGGTTCGGCAAGAACCTTCTCCAGGCAACGGTAATAGACGGCGTTGGTGCCACAGCTGAAACAGTCTGCCGACAACACATCGGAGACATCCACCCATGCCTCGTGCCCACCCTTGAGAAGAGCCGCCAAAACGGCCCTCTCTGCTGCCGGATCTTGATTCATGATCTCCCCCTCTTCAGACAACCAGGACAAACCACCCCGGAATCGATCTCGCGCCGCAACGCCGCCTGTACGGCTGCCACCTGGTGCGTCCTGTTGCACTTTGGACAGACCACATCAACCATCCTCTGGTTTTGCGAAGGAGGTCTGCGGGCTGCCGGGCGCATCTTCCGGTTCAGCTTCTTGTCGGTGGCAATATGCCCCTTCTCAAGAGACAGGTCATCCTTGAACTGGTTGGTCGATACAAACTTGGCAGGTTCTGGTGCCTTTTTGCTTTTGGGCGCTTTCTTCGGTTTTGCAGCGACCTCGGGAGGGGTAGTCTCCTTGCCAGCCATCTGGCTGGCCACCTCGGCAACGGTCGCCCAGTCCTCCGACGCCATCGCCAGAGCCATCTTTTTCAGCAAATCCTTGTCACTCATTGTTGTCTCCTCTTGGTCGCAGCCAAAGACGCAAACATATCAGCCACCTTTTCCAGACGCAGGGAAAGGTAATCAATCCTCTCCAGACGACAGGAGAGGGAAACCTCCTGCCTTTTCGTGTTGCTGGCGAAATCATCCTCCTGGATTGCCAACGCCCTCCTTTCGTCGGGCGAGTTGTACCGATAATTTGCGGTCTTGCTGGCAATACACTTGAGGATCGCCTCGTTGCAATACCGGATTTTCGCCCGCAGCTTGTTGCAGGCTTTGGCGACATGGAAAGCCAGACTCGTCAACATGACGGCGGCCTCATTGCACTCCTCTGCGGACATGGCGTTCAGCTCGTGCTGCGACATGTTGATGTAGCGCATTGCGCCCTTGTCTTCCGCTGGGAGGATCATCTTCTCGTAACTGTCCAGCATTTCATCGACCGACTGGGACGATGACTTTACTGCCTCAGCCTCTTCTCCCACTGTTCGTCCTCCTCGTTGTAGGGCAACTCAATCACCTGGATGCCGTTCAGATGGCACCAGTCCAACTTCTTCTGGTCTCTGGCTTTTGATTCCAGAAAACCCATGATCGTCCCATGAAAATGGGCGACAAAACGATAGTGCTGCTCCCCGTGCGCCTCGACCACCAGATTGCGCAGGGGCAGATAAAAGTCCACCCGCAAGCCGTTCGACCCCGGCAATCCGACCTCCTCCATGATCCTGTCGACGGGATAAATCCTGCGCAGGATCGTCCGGACGCGGCCGTGCAAACCGGAACGGAGAGGGGCCAGCTCGGCCCCCGAATGAGATCTGCCGGTGAAGGACCAAGTGTAGGTCCTGCCGTCTAAGCCCTTGACTTTCATGACGGGTGGAGCATGGCGTTGATTTCGGACTCAAGCGCCGCAATCCAGGAGGGGTTGTCCTGAAGCAGTTTGTACAGCTTCTCTCCACCCTGGGTCTTGACCCTCTTGATGGCATCATCATTCCACTTGTCGACGCCCATCAGGTCGAGGTGCCGTTCCATGTAGTCCAGGCTCATCCACGCCCCGGCTTTGCCGATCAAGCCGAGTTGCGCACCCAGATTGATCGCCTCATAGACATGGTCGATACCGATGCCATAGCGGATATAGCTGTCCACTTCCATCTGGGGCGGGCCGAGGGCGCACGACTCAATCAGCCAGTGAACCTGCTGGCCGATCTGCTTTTCGTTGCCGCCAGAACCGACCTTCCAGGCCCGATCGAACTTGACCCGCATCTGGACATCGGCCTGGTATTGCAGGGTGCGACTTCCTTTTTCGACAAAACCGCCATACATCCCCTGGGACTGTGTCAGGTGAAGGATCGCCCAGACAAAACAGTTGCGAACGGGCACAACATTGGAAGCTTGACGGCAGAACCCGGCAAAAATCTTGTTGCCAGCACCGCGGTTCTCATAGCCGACCCCCTCGTCCATTTCCTTCTCGTCGCACAAAGCGGAGACCGAGTCGATGATGACCAGACAGCCGGGATCGGTGTTGATCGCCTTCATGGCCAAGGTCAAATAATCCTTGGCGGTCAGAATCCGCTCGGGCGTTGACCGGAAGATGGTGAATTTGTCGAGGTTGAGTCCCGCCGTCCCCTTGAGGTTCATCTCCTTGAGGCGCCCCTCAATATTCAGGTAGTAGACATGCCGATTGCCGTATTCTGGTTTCTGGCATTGGGCGGCAAAGGACAACGCCGTGGAGGTGTTGTGGGTGACAATGAAGTTGTCGGTCAAATACAGGCCGTCCTCACGGAAGACCTTGATACAGACAGACTGTTCATCCCGCACATAATCCACCGCCACAATCCTGCGGGTCATGACCGTCTTGACTCGCTTTTGGCAGCGGGCCTTCTTGCGGGGGAGACGGAAGATGGACGACATGTCCGACATACGAATGTGGCAGCGATAAAACCGGAAAAGCTTGCCATTGAAGATGCGACGGCAAGCCCTGACAGAACAGAGGCCACCCAAAGACTGCACCAACCATTTCACTTGATCGGCCAGCCGCTGTGACACGGTG